GAAGGCTATCACAAGATGCGCACGGCGGAAGAGCGGGAGGAGTGACCATGGACTGGATCGGCCTCAACGCGGATGTCGAACGCATCCTAACCAAGCACTACACGCCGGGTCGCAACGGCTCCATCAAGGCCGTGACCATCCACCACATGGGCGGCAACCTGAGCATCGACGGCTGCTACAGCACGTGGCAGACGCGCGAGGCGTCCGCCCACTACGCGGTGCAGGCGGACGGCACCATCGGCCAGCTGGTCAACGACTGGGACACCGCCTGGGCGTGCGCCAACGCGTGGGCGAACAGCAACACCATCAGCATCGAGCACGCCAACAACCAGTTCGGGCCGTGGACGGTCAACGACACCGTGCTCGACCAGGGCGCGCACCTCGTGGCGGCGATCTGCCGCAAGTACGGCCTTGGCCGTCCGGAGTGGCTGGTGAACGTGTTCCCTCACTCCCACTGGTCGGCGACCGACTGCCCCGGCGAGCTTCAGCGCAGCCAGAACGCGGAGTACATGGCCCGCGCCCAGGCTTGGTACGACGAGATGGGCGGCGGCGCGGCTCCTTCTCCCGCCCCTTCCCCCGCCCCGTCCGTCGGCATCCCCGATCTGCGCTACCGCGTCCGCACCGCCAACGGGGTGCTGCCGGAGATGGTCGACCACACCGACACGGGCGGTTCCGGAGACGATTACGCGGGCGACGGATCGCCGATCCTGTATCTCGCCATCGATATGCCGGGGTGGTACCAAGTGCGCACGCAGCGTCAAGGCTGGCTGCCGCGCGTCAACAAGTACGACATCAACGACCTGGAGGACGGCTGTGCCGGCGACGGCTCACCGATCACGGCGGTGCGCTGCTATTACGAGACGCAGGATCCCGACGCGACCGGGTGGCTCGGCATCGAGTACTCGGTGGCTAACGTCGGAGAGGGCTTCCTGGCCGACATGATCGACCTCGACGACACGAGCGGATGCGGGGACGACTACGCTGGCAACGGCGGCATGGTGTCGGCGTTCCGCGCCCGGCTGGTTAGACTGTAAGGAGCTGGCATGACCAAAGACGAGATCAAGCGGATCCTGGACGAGATGGGCGTGGAGTACGGCAAGGATGCGAAATTGGCCGAGCTGGAGACGCTGTACGCCTCGCATGCGACCGAATCGCAGACGCATGCCGACAAGGCCGAAACGGCAGCCGAGAACGACTCTCCGCAAGCCTGGGACGGTTCCGACGATGGCGAGCAGTCCGAGGAGATCGGTCACGACCGAGCCGTCGTATCGGCGGCGCACGGCCTGAACATGCGCGACGAGCAGAACGGCAACGTGATCCACGTCCTGCCCCGCGGCGCAGAATGCGACGTGCTCGAGCGCGACGGGGAATGGTGCCGCGTTTTGTACAGAGCGGAAGGGTGGGTGCGCAGCGAGTTCCTGTACGGCTGATGCCCGTATAAGCGTATTTCGGTATACCACTTGGTATACCACCTGGTCAAAAAAAAGGTCAGAAGCCGATGTTTTTGGCTTCTGACCTGGTGTTTCAGATGGTGCGGGCGAGAGGACTTGAACCTCCATGGGGTTGCCCCCATACGGACCTGAACCGTACGCGTCTGCCAATTCCGCCACGCCCGCACAACAAAGGCTTCTTATCGAAGCGATTGAACATGATACCTGAGTTCATGGATCGTGACAAGGAGAAATTACACGTTCTTTGAATTTTTCTGAAAGCGTCGCAGCGCCGACCAAGCCGCGGGAACCAGAAGCGCCGTCGAGACAGCAAGCAGAACGAAGTCGATCGGGTCGCCGGTAACGTAGGTTTGCTGCAGGTTTCCCGCCAGCAGCTGCGGGCCCGCGTACAGGAAGTTGAACGCGGCGTGCACGGCGACGAGCGTCCACAAGTTGCGCGTTCCGAAGTACATCGCTGCCATGAACAGGCCGAACAAAGCGGCTTGCACGGGTTTGCACGCCGTTTGCGCAACCGCGACGAAATCGGCGGCCTGAACGGCCGAGGCAGCCTCGCCCAGCGACACGTGCAGCGCGCCGAACAGCACGGCCGACACGAGGGCCGCTCGCAGCATGCCGCGTCGGCCTCCTCCCAACGCCGGAGCGAACGCATCGAGCGCCAGCACCCGGAAGACGCCCTCCTCGAACACAGCGGTCAGGAGGCAAAGCGCGACCACTTGCATCACGTGCAACGGGGAGGCGTCCAAAGCGGCCCCTTGCGGTTGCACGACCAGCGACGCGAGGCCCACAGCCAAACCCACGGCCAGCACGTACAAGGCCCACGCGAGCAAACCGCGCCCGTCGCAAAGGCGCGGCGCGCGCAAAGCCCGCG